TCATCAGATTACTCGTAATGAGGATGTAAGCATGGGTACATTCAGCCCATTTAGTTTAGAAGATGGGTATTGGAGTAATTTATTTGATGCAAGTGGTGATTATTTTACTATACCCGCATCATCCGATTTTAATTTTGGGACAGGACAATTTACAATTGAATTGTTTGTTTATTTTAAATCAGTCTCGGCGGGTACGCTTATTGGTCAATCTGGGTTTGGTTCAGTTTTACAATTACAAGCTAATGGGTACTTTCAATACTATGATATTAATACAGCAAGTTATCTTTTAACTGGAGCTGTTACGGCATCAACAAATACATGGACTCATGTTGTCGTTCAAAGAGATGCAAGTAACAATTTAGATTTATTTGTAAACGGCACAAGACAAGCTACAACTACAAGCACTGCAACTTTAGGTTTTACAAACGCACAAAATTTAACAATACACTCTTGGAATGGAAGCATTTCGTCCAATGAAACATATTATTCCAATATTAGAATAATAAAAGGTTCTTCCGTTTACACATCAGGTTCATCTATAACAGTTCCAACAACTCCTTTAACTGCTGTTTCAGGCACTGAATTACTTACTTGTCAATCAAATAGGTTCATTGACAATTCAACAACTGGACGAACTATCACTGTGAGTGGAGATCCAAAAGTTCTACCATTTTCTCCATTTGCACCATCTAGATCATATAGTAAAGATGCAGTAGGCGGTAGTGTTTTCTATGATGGCGCTGGAGATTATTTAACTTACACAACAGATAATTTAGTTCCTAGACTTAGTACAAACTGGAGCATAGAGTTTTGGATGTATGTAACTGCTCGTGGCGCTCATGGTTTTCTTCAACAACATGGTGGAAGTGGAGGAGATTTTAACACTACAAATGGTATGTCATTTCAATTCTATGAGGTTAGTAATGCTGTGTATTATGACATTGCAAATGGTGCAGGTAGTTTTGTTACTACAAATACAGGAACCTTACCTCCATTAAATGCGTGGACTCACATGGTAATTAGTAATGATGGCTCAAGAACCTCAATATTTATGAATGGAACTAGAATAATACATGCAACAACTGGTTTTGAAGATTTACACAATGCAACAACATCTAATAAAATTCAATTAGGATATTTAGCAGGTTCTAATTACCAAACTGATGGTTATTTTACTGGATTGCAATATCATAATACAGAAGTTTATGATGCAAGTTCTACAACAATAACAGTACCTACTGCTCCTAAATCTGCTGATGCCAACACTTTATTATTATCAAACTTTAGTACAGCAGGTATCATTGACCACACAATGAAAAATAACCTTGAGTCAAGAGCTAATACAAGAATTACAGGACAACAAGTTAAATTTGGCACAGGTAGTATTTACTTTGATGGAACAGGAGATGATCTTAGAAATCAAGAAGTTGATAATCCTTTATTCCTTATGGGTACTAGTGATTGGACTATAGAATGTTTTGCTTATAGTACTGGCAATCAAGGGTCAGATGTTTTTGGTGCAACACTTGTATATATAGGTGGAGCAGGTAGTAATAATGCTATTTGGTTAACTCAAAATAGTTCAGATAAACTTTGTGGAAGAATTTTATATAATGGTAGTAGTTGGACTTTACAATTAACTTCAACTGCATCTATATCACATAACACTTGGTATCATGTTGCTTTTGAACTTTATAATGGCACAGCTAAAGTATTTATAAATGGTACATCAGAAGCCTCTGGATCATTTACAGCAGATTTAAATTCTACTTATGGAGGAAGATTATCTATAGGTTCAAGAAATGCAACAGATAGATTTTTTAATGGATACTTAGATGAAGTAAGAATTAGTAGAGTTGGAAGATACCAAGGTACAAACTTTACAGCCCCAACACAAGCCTTTGCTAATAGATAGGAGATAAAATGTATATTGCAAAAGTAGATGGAGATATTGTCGGTGAAATAGTACATTACACAAAAGTGTTTCGTGCTATACCCACTGACGAACAACTAACTAAAAGAGGTTATAAAAAAGTAAACAAGCATAAACCTTATGATGTTTTAACAGAACGACTAACAGGTGCTACACCTTATGTATCTGGCACGTATGTATTCACTGTAGAAAAAACAGATATGACCGCTGATGAAATAACTTCAGCTAAAAATAGTGCTATGTCTCAAATACGTTCTCAAAGAGATAATATGCTAAAAGATACAGACTGGGCTGCAATTAGAAAAGCAGAAACAGGCACAGCTATGCCTAGTGCTATGGCTACATATAGACAAGCATTAAGAAATGTCCCTGCCACAATAGGCAGTGCAGATCCAAGAACATGGAGTGATTGGCCTAGCATTAGTTTAGATGGAACGTCTGCTAGTGGAGTATAAGACACATGGACCCAGTGACTTTACTGTCAGCAGCAAGTCTAGCTTTCAATGGTGTCAAGAAAGCTATTCAAGTAGGTCGAGACATGGAGGATATCTTCAAACAACTTTCTACTTGGAGTGGTCATGTTTCTGATTTACAAGAGTGGATGGGTCAGGAAAAGAAGTACAAAAAACCGACTTTATGGCAAAAATTAACTTGGGACAAAAGCGAAACAGCAGAGGCATTTGATGAACTTATCGCAAAGAAAAAAATTAAAGAAATGGAAGATGCAATCAAGCATGAGTTTACATGGGGAAAACTTCACCACCTTGGCATGGATGGGCCTTATGGTTACAGAGCCTTCATTAAGATACGTCGTGACATCAAAGCAAAACGAAAAAAAGAAATATACGATCAAATGCGAAGAAGGAAAGCTTTCTTATATCACACCAAAATGGGTGTGGCGATTGGAACCCTTGTGTTAATTTTAATTTATTTATGTCATTTTTTATGGACAGCAGTTACAGAGGCCAGTAGATGATTATCACAGCTTTTTGGATTGCTACTGTTGTTCCGAATGTCGATCAATATTACTGCAAATTACAATGGGTCGAAAGAAAGCTATGTTATTACTGGTGTGCGAATAGTAAAAGAGGGTTTAATTGGTTTGAGACAAAAACAGTTAAAGGTTGCAAACTAAATAAGTTGTTTTACAAAGTAGAAAAGGAAAAGACAAGTGCTTAATTTAATATCAGGGTTATTACCAATAGGCGAAAAGCTTGTAGACAAGTTAATTCCCGACCCACAAGCTAAACAAAAGGCTCTTCAACAACTAAAACAAATGGAGCAGGATGGAAGCCTTAAGCGTATGGAAGCTGAGTTTGCTGATAAAGATAGCGCTAGGAAGCGTGAAATGGCTATCTCTACCAGTGAACATAGTCCTTGGTTAAACAAAATAATTACCAGTTTACTTGCTCTCGGAATCGTGGGTTTAGCTTTTGCTTTATTTGCTGTCATATTATTTTTGGAAGTTACACCTGCAAACAAAGACATACTAATTTTTCTACTCGGTAATCTGACTACCTTAGTGGGGTTGGTCTGTTCTTATTACTTCGGTAGTTCGGTGGGTAGCAAAGATAAAACAGAAGAAATAAAGGGGTTAATAAAGAAATGAAAATGGATTGGGACACGAGTAATTATTTTTCACAACATGAATTTAAATGTTCACACACAGGTCAATGTGATATGGACCCAGATTTTATAAAAAAATTAAATGATTTGCGTTTGGCTTTTGGGAAACCTATGGCAATAACTTCTGGATATAGGCATACAACTCACCCTATTGAAAGAAAGAAAAAAACTCCCGGAGCGCATACAACAGGACAAGCTGCTGATATAGCAGTGTCAAGACAAGATGCTTTTGATTTGTTGTCTCTTGCTTTAACAAAAGGGTTTACAGGTATAGGTATACAACAAAAAGGTTCAGGTAGGTTTATACATTTAGACACATTAAAAAATTCACCGGAAAGGCCAAGACCAACAATTTGGTCTTATTAATATGACTTTACAGAAGCTACAATTTAGACCCGGTATAAATAGAGATGTAACTAACTACTCTAATGAGGGCGGTTGGTTTGAATGTGATAAGGTGCGGTTTTTAAATGGTTATCCTGAAAAATTAAATGGGTGGGCCACGTATACACCGTCTTCTATACTAGGCACTTGTAGAGCTTTGTTTGGATGGATAACATCTTTTCAAGACAATTTTTTAGCTATAGGAACAAACTCCAAAGTATATATAGAAGTTGGTACGAATTTAAACGACGTGACACCTTTGCGTTCTGCTAACCCAACTTTAGCAGTTCACGAGTTTTCTGCTACAAACGGCTCTGCGGTTATAAATGTAGAAGCCACAGCGCACAGCACAAACACAGGAGATTTTGTAACTTTTTCTGGAGCTTCTTCTTTAGGTGGAAACATAACTGCTGATGTATTAAATCAAAACTACGAAGTAACAGAAATAGATGCTAATAACTACAGCATATCCGCAGCGGTGACTGCTAATGCTTCTGATACTGGAGATGGTGGTTCTAGCGCTACAGGTTCGTATGAAATACCAGTAGGAAATGGAACTGTTTCTTATGGTTACGGTTGGGGTGTAGGCACATGGGGTAGATTAGGTTGGGGTTCTGGCGCATTACAACCCATAATATTACCTTTAACTGTTTGGTTTTTTGATAACTTTGATAATGACTTAGTCATGAACTCTAATGTGGGTGGTAAGGGATCTTTGTTTTATTGGCCTAGAGGTTTACTATCTGACCCCGGCTCTTCTCTTGGGACTAGAGCTGTTAAACTATCTACGAGAGAAGGAGCGAAAAATGTCCCTGCGGAAGTGGGACAAATTATGGTGTCTCAAAACGATAGGCATTTATTAGCTTTTGGAGCAACTCCGTTTTCAGGCTTAGATACTACAGAAGACACAGGCACATTTGATCCTTTGTTAATACGTTTTGCAAACCAAGATAATCCTGAAAATTTTAAACCAACCACCACTAACAGTGCAGGTTTTATAAGAGTTAGTAGTGGTTCAAGAATTGTAACTGCGTTTAGAACAAGACAAGAAACATTAGTATTTACAGATATGTCTGTTCATTCGTTACAATTTTTAGGTACTACTGAAGTATTTAGTTTACAAGAGTTAGAAACAAATATATCTATATCCAGTCCACGTTGTATAGCAGCAGCTAGTAATGTGTTATTTTGGATGGGTACAGATAAATTTTATTTATATAACGGACGTGTAGATACGTTACCGTGTACTTTGAGAGATCATGTATTTGACGATTTAAATTTTGATGCTCTATCGTACATATATGCTGGAACTGTCGAAGCGCACAATGAAGTGTGGTGGTTTTACCCTTCTAAAGATAGTGAGATAAATGACTCTTACGTAACTTATAATTATAAAGATAACTTGTGGTTTTATGGAAAGCTAAACCGATCTGCTTGGTTAGATGCTAATTTAAGGCAGTTCCCACAAGCTGTAGGAGAAAATACTTTATTTGATCATGAAAATGGTATGGATGCTGATGGTTCGGCCATGACATCGTTTATTACAAGTTCTGACTTTGATATAGGAGACGGTGAAAAATTTACTTTAGTAAAACGAATAATTCCTGATGTAGACTTTACAGGTTCCAATGCAGCAGAGCCTCATGTTAAAATGACTGTGAAGCCTAGAGATTTCCCCGGTAGTGCATATCGGGTGGAGGATGATAAAAATGTTATTGAAACATCTGTGGGTGTCTATACAAATCAAGTATATTTAAGAGCAAGGGCAAGACAGATAGGTTTTAAAATAACATCTGATAGTTTAGGTACGACTTGGAAGTTTGGATCTCCAAGGTTAGATGGCAGACCTGATGGGAGAAGATAATGGCAATGAGAGATTTTCGTTCTCCACCGTTGCCTTTACCTCAAAACGAGTACGATCAGCAGTATTTCAATCAGTTAATAAAAGTTCTTCAGACATATTTTAGACAGTTGGATTCACAGAATCCTCTACATTTAGACGGGCTTGTATTAACTGATTTAACAGAGAGTCCAGTAGGATTGCCTAACTATAGTTTATATAGAGAAGGTAGAGATGTTAAGATATTATTACCCGGTGATGCGGTGGTGACAGGAAGTTCGGCAACAACAGGTTTAGGATCAGTAACGGTGACAATAACATGACTATAGTTTCAACCTGCGATAACAACCTTCTCGGTGGAACCACCACCCTACCACTCCGCCTTGGGGGTTGGCAGGTCTTTGGAGATAAGAGATGGCGCAATTAGAAGAAGGTATAACACAATCATATAGAGAAGTGTTTGGAAGAGATCCGAACCAAGACGAAATAAATTATTACGTAAAAGAGTTTGGTGGCGACGGCGTATATGATATAGGGGAAGAGAAATCTTTAGAGAAAAGATTATATGATTCTGCTTCTGCCGGACGACAAGCTATAGTAGACGCAAGCAGAGCAGACACAGGGGGAGGAACAACTGAAGATAAAACAACTCCATCACCTGTCTTGGCAGATGCTGCGGGACTACAAAGACTATACCAAAATATATTATTTAGAGAGGCAGATCCAACAGGTTTAGCGGGATTTATGGATAGACCAATGGAAGAAGTAAGGCAAGCATTAAAAACTTCTCCTGAAGCTATGGGTCCAGCTAGAATTAGGCAAGCTTTTCAAGAGGTATTAAACAGACCTGCTAGACCTGAAGATATGGCTTTTTATGAAGAAAAGTTTGGACCTGTGGTTAGCAATCAAGAAAGAGCTAGTTTAGTTAGAGCGATGCGACCAGAGCAATTAGAATTTTTTGATAGGCAACTAGGTCTTCCTGCAACTGTAAGACGAGATGCGGCAGGTAATATACCAACCACACCTGCTTTAGACTTTTCAAGTTTTGGTGCAACTCCTGTAACTACAGGACCGACAGCAACAGCAGGTATTGACAGATTAAGACCACGAGATGATGCAGGTGCGTTAATAGGTGGCACTATGGCAAGTGCTTTCGCAAACCCTCAGTTTACATCACCTTTTTCTATTCAAACTGAACAACAAAAATTACCTGATACTTTTACACAACTTGGCGATTTGTTTGGTGAACAATTTAAAGCAGATTTAAGAGCAGAAGCAGCAGCCGAAGAAGCAGAGGGTAAAAGAGCAGGTGGTCTTGCTAGCCTAGGATATAGACGTGGTGGTGTGGTAGATGAAAATGGTATACCTCGTTTGTTCATAGGTGGTTTGTTTAAAAAAGTGTTTAAAGGAGTATCTAAAATAGCTCCGTTTGTATTACCATTTATACCCGGATTTCAAGCTCTTAGTTTACCAATGCAATCTTTAATTGCAGGAGGTGTTGGTGGTTTTAGGGACGGTAAGTTTGACTTAAAACGTGCGGTAACAAGTGGTCTTACAACTTATGGTATTGGTAAACTAGCGCAAGCAGCAGGTACTCCTGTTGGCCCAGAAGGCGGTGGAGTTAGTACACCTGTAGAAACATTTCCTGACGGAACAATAAAGACAGCAGTTAACCCCGGTGTTAATGATCCGGGAATAGTTAGCGCTGGCGCAGGAACTACAACTAATTTCCAACTACCAGATCCTACAACAGGCGCCCCTACAGTAACAACTGGGATAGATAATATAGCTCAAGGTAGTATTGTAAGAAATGTCCCTCCTCCTCCAACAAACACATCTTCTTTCACTAGACCAATGTCAACCGCTGGAGCATCAACAACACCTTCAGGTTTTGGAATAGATAGATTAAAAGCAGAAGCAGTTGGTACAGGACAAAGAATTGGTGATACGTTTAGCAGTATTGCTTCAGGAGATGTTGCCGCCAAAGATCTTGTAACCCCTGCTCTAACAACCGTTGGAGGTATAACAGCTACAAAAGCTGGTGATGAAATTGCTAAACAACAAGCAGAATATAAAGCTTTAACAGCGGCAGATGCAGCAGAAAAAGAAAGAAAACGTAGACTAGCTTTAGAAGCTATGAGAAGAAACCCATTTGGTTACAACGAAGGCGGTGTGTCATCACTTCCTCCTAGGTATTTAGATGGTGCAGGTGATGGTATGAGTGATTCAATACGAGCCAATATAGGTGGTATGCAAGAAGCAAGATTAGCTGATGGAGAATTTGTAGTTCCTGCCGATGTAGTGGCAGACCTTGGTAACGGTTCCTCAAATGCAGGAGCTGAAAGATTATACTCCATGATGGATAGAATTAGACAGGCACGTCATGGAACAACAAAACAACCGCCTGAAGTAAATGTAAATAAAACATTACCAGCGTAAGGAAGAGATATGGTACAACAAGTAACCCAAGTAACGAGTGAAATACCTGAGGTATTAGAACCTTATTTTGTAGGCGATCCCGGTGCGGGTATAACAGGCATAATGCCAAAAGCCCAAGAATTATTTGGGAAAGGTTTTGAAGATGTTTATGGTCCGGGAGCGCAATCTCTTATGGGACTTGGTGGCGTGGCTCCAATGTCAGCCTCACAGCAAGAACTTGGTAGGCAAATAGCAGGACTACAAGCGCCGGGCGCATTTACTACAGCACAACAAGCTCAAGAAGCAGGTATTCAAGGATTATTAGCAACGCCCGGAAGATTTGATTCAGCGGCAGCTCAAGCTTATATGTCACCGTTTATGGAAAATGTTGTTGACATAGAACAAAGAAAAGCAATTGATGCCGCAAAGAAAGCTCAATTAGATGCTAATTTAGCGTCAGCTAGACAAGGCACGTACGGTGGCGCAAGACAAGCTCTTTTAACAGGGGCTAGAGAATCAGGGCTTAGAACGCAACTTGGTGATATACGATCTAAAGGTTTACAAGCAGCTTTTCAAAACGCTCAACAACAGTTTGGAGCAGACCGTGCCGCACAGATGGCAGCAGCTCAAGGATTAGGTACACTAGGACAACAACAAGGAGCATTAGGAGTTCAGCAACAAGCAGCAGAACTAGACCGACTCAAAACACTCGGTGCGTTTGGAGACTTAGAAAGAGCTATAATGCAAGAAGGTCTAAGTGCAGAAGGCGCATACCAAAGACGTAGAGACGAGTTTGGACAACAACAACTAGGTAACCTTGCAAACATCTTGCGTGGTGTACCAACAACAGACACAACACAAACAACTGCTACACCTCCACCAAGCTTTGCATCACAACTAACAGGTCTTGGTATTACAGGTCTAAGTTTAGCTAAATTATTAGGAGGCTAAAGTGAGTATAAAAGCGTTACAACAAATAAATGCAAAACAACAAGCCTTAGAACAAGGTTTGAAACAAATGCAAACTACTAAAATGAGAGGTATAGAGGCAAAAGCTGATGCTTTTTTAACTTCTTCAGATCCCATAGGGTTTATCGGTAGATTAGCTAGTGAAGCTCCTGATGAAATAGCTCCTGTTGTAAATGCAGCCAGAAGAAAAAAGAAAGAAGTAATGCAAGCACAAGCACCGCAACAAGAAACCATTACCACTGCGGGTATAAGGGAAACATTAGCCCCTCAACAACTTCCACCAAACCCAAGACAGATGGCAGTTGCAAGTTTACCAATGAGACCGGATATGTTTAAAGCAGGTGGTGGTATTGTTGCGTTTAGTGGACGAGATGGGTCTCTTGTTCGTCAACAAAGACTAGCTGAAGCAGAAAAAAGAAGATTAGGTGACTTACAAAATCAAGTTACTTTTACAAGTGCTTTACTAGGTCAATATCCGGGGACACAAACTCTTTTGGATAGTGCAAGAACTTTACCTGCTTCTCCTACTCAAGTTGACCCAACGGAAGGAGCAAAAATTTTACCCGGCGACCCAAGAGAAACTGATCCAATGAAAGGAGCAAAACCTTTATCTTTAGATGATATTGTAAAAAAACAAAGTGAGCAAAAAGAAGTAGATGATTTTTATAGAAGAATAGGACCACAAGGGCCTGACATATCAGAAATGGAAATAGAAAAAGGTAGAGACCTTACAGATAAAGAAAGACAATACATTGAGGACTTTAATAGAAAACAAGAAGAAATATATGGTAAAAAAGAAGCTCCCATTACACGAGAAGAACCTAAAATATTAGAACAAGTTTCAGAAAAAACAACAGAAGAGACTTTAGTAAGCAATTTAGAAAAGGCTAGAAATATATTACGCCCAGAAAATATAGCTAAAGACGGTGCAATAGGACAACAAGTTACTGATAAAGAAAGTAAACTAGCAGAATTTAAAAGTCTTGTCGATGCTGGAAATGCTAAAGCTGCGGCAGCGTTAGAAAGAGAAAAAGCAGCATTAGCAGGTGATAAGAAAGAAGCTATCTATATGGGTTTACTGGAGATAGGCTTAGGTATCATGGGTGGAGATGACCCAAATGCTTTTGTTAATATAGGTAAAGGAGCAAAAGCAGCGTTCCCATCTTTAGCTAAGAGTTTACAAAATATTAAAGATGCTAGAAGAAGAGTCACAGATTCTGAAATTAAATTAGCTGAGTTAGAAAATACTAGAAAAATTGATTTAGCTAAGTTTGATCTTGACTTATATGAAAAAGAACAGACCCGTCTTGCAAATCAACAAAACGCATTTTTAAACGCTCAAGTTACATTAGCTAGAGCTTTAACTGAAAAAGACACTAGAGAAAAAGTAGCTAGACTTCAAGTACAAGGTCAAAAATATGCGGCTGATAAACGAGCTTCTATTGAAGGAGCAACCGTACAAGAAATACAACGCTACGCAGACGCAAAAGGTATATCCTATAACCAAGCTGCTAAAGAAGTATATAACCTTAAGAAAAGCACAAACAGAGCAGCAGATATAGCAGCAGCATTGAATAAGGGCATGTCAGAAGAGGAAAAAGCCTTACTAGAACAAGTAGCAAAAACTCTTAATAAGGGATAGTAGCGAATAATGACACCACAAGAAAAATATGCTGAAGTAACTAATAATGTAAAAAAGTTACTAAATAGTGATTTACCTCCTGAAGCTGTAAAAGTATACTTAAAATCAGAGGGTTTAACATTAGAAGATTTTGCTGGTATATTGGAAGGCCCAACTGTTTTAGGCCAAACAGGAGAGTTTTTTAAAGGTATCATTCCCGGTGCGGCAGGGTTAGTTGAAACTGCGGCTACAGGTATAGCTTCTATATTTGATGATGAAACAGAAAAGTCTATACGTGAATCTGTAGGTGGTGTTACTGAAAGTATAAGAGAATCTTTTGCGCCAACTCCCGGATATGAAGAAACTGTTGGTAGAAAGTTTGGTGAGGCGTTTGGTTCTTTTTTACCTTTCGTAGCTACTGCTCCTTTTGGATTGGTAGGTAGAGCTGCTGTTTATAGTCTTGCAACAGGCGCAGGTGCAGGAGAAGCTAGGTTACGTGCAGAAGAGGCTGAGGCTACAGAAGATCAAAGAGCTTTAGCTACCGTACTAGGCGCTCCTGTTGGAGCATTAGAACTTCTTGCTCCTAGTAGATTACTAAAAAGAGTAGGTGATGATGTCATTAAAAGCGGTACAGATTTTGTAAAAAGAGCCGCAAAGACAGGTGGAGAGGAAGCAGCTACGGAAGCTGCCGCAGGGTTTGCACAAAATGCAATCGCAAAAGGTGTATATAAACCCGAACAAGAATTAATTGATGGTATAGGAGAAGAAGCCGCATACGGTGGTGCGGTTGGTGCGTTAGCACAGGGTATATTTGATCTAGCTTTGGGCAGAAAACAATTTGACAAAAAACCAAAAGAACCAAAAGAACCAAAAGAACCAAAACAAGAAAGAGCGGAAAGAGATCCAGATGATATAGGACAACCAATCCCTACCGCCGCACAACCTGATATAGAAGGTTTACCAGAAGCAACAGAGTTAGAAAAAGAAGAGGGTAAGGTAGAAGCTAGAGCAGATAGATCTAAAATATTTGCTGAAAAAGAAAGGCTAAGAGCAGAGTTAGATAGAGCTACAACTGAAGAAGAGAAAGAAAAAATACAGAAACAAATAGATTATATAGATGAAGTAACAAAAGAGTCTCGTAGAGAAGAAGCTAGAGATTATATAAGACAAGCTGAGATAGATTTAGCAAGATTTAAAAGACAAAAGGCTGAACTATTAGAAAACCTACGAGGTGCTAGTACTAGAGACGATAAAATATCTATACAAAGACAGTTAGATAATCTAAATGAGTATGAAAAAAATTTAAAAAACAAAGTAAAAAGTAAAAAAGCAACGCTACCTAAAGAAGAGCAAAAGAAAGGTGTTGCACCTGTTAAGACAACACTCGATCCAATAGAGCCTGTAGACCCAGAAACAGGTGAGCAAAAAACTATTACCTCACTACCTCAAGAAGATCAAATAGATTTGTTTGACGAAAAAGGTAATCTTGATCCTACTACTGCTCCAGAATTAGTAAAGAAATTAGGAAAAAAGACGGCAGATAAGAAGAAAAAAGTAGAGCCAATAAAAGTTAATAAATCAACTAAAGTAACTAAAGAATACTTAAAACAAATAGGTATATCAAAACCAAAATTATTTTTAGATAAAAACCCAGACCTAGAAAATAAATCTATAGCTAACCCTGCTTTTTACGATGCTTTAAACGACCACGCAACGAAAACTACGTCAGTTTCAGATCCAAATAATATTGCTAAGTATTTACCAAAAATAGAAAAATATCGTAAAAAACCTGAAACTACTACCCCTGAAACTACCCCTGAAACTACCCCTGAAACTACCCTTGAAACTGCTCCTGAAACTGCTCCTGAAACTGCTCCTGAAACTGCTCCTGAAACCACTACCCCTGAAGCTGAAGTTCTTGATCGTGCCGCTCAAAGAAACAAAAAAGAAAAAGTTCGTAAATCTGTTACGCTGCAAGATCTCGGCAACAAGTATATGGAAAATAGAGAAAATCTTAGGAGAGATTTGAGTGCAGTTATTGCTAAAGAAGAGGGACTTAGAAGAAATTTAGATACAGCCACAACTGATAACCAAAAAAAGGAAATAGAAACACAGCTATCTTTAGTAGCTATTGAAAAAGAAAAAATACAAAAGCAAATAGATTATGTACCTACAACATTTATTACCCAAGAGTATAAAAGAGAAACAGGTAAAAAACCTACAAAAGTGCTTCAAAAAGAAACTTCAGCAATGGAGAAAGCTAGGAAAAATGTTGGGACTATAGCCGAAATTAATCCTAGTTTAGAAAAGTATTTAGATCCAATAAAAGGAGTGAGATCTATTGAAGCTAAATATAAAACTAAACAACAAAGTGAGGAAGCAAGAAAAGCAGAAAGAGAATATATTACAAAATATATAAAATCAGCTACAGAAAAAGAGGGTTTTGGTGATATAGGAGAGGCTAGAAGAAAATTAAAAGTTATAGCTGGAGATTTATTTGCGCTTGAACTATTACGGGTAGAACAAAAACTACTACCACCTAAAGATAAAACAGGATTTAAAAGACGAATTGATGCTCTTAAAAAAGCAGAAACAACATATAAAAAGTTAAATAAAGCTCAACAAAGATATGTCGATGAGACAAGAAAAGAACTAAAAGATAAACTAGTAAGTGATACTTTAACAGATATTAGAGATAGAGAAGAAGAACTTCTTAAAATACAAGAAGACATAGACGGCGCATTAAAAAAAGGCACTTCTCAAGCAGCTATAAAAGAACTTGGAGAAGACAAAGATGCTCATACAAAAAAATTAAAGGAGTTAGAAGAAACCGTAAAACTATTAGTCCCAGAAAAAGCTGCAAAAGAAATAGAAAAAGCAAAAGATTTTAAAGATAAAACTATAAGTCCTCTTACAGAAGCTGCAAAAGTAGAGCCACGTGATCTTTCTTTTAAAAAAGTATCTGAAGTTACAGTTATTTCACCTAAAGATAATGTTGCTGAAACACAGAAATACGTAAATGAAATAGTAAAAAATTGGAAAAACGCACCAGACATAGTGGTCGTAAATGGTATTGCTGAATTAGAGAAAAAATTAGGTGTATCAGCAAAAGTTCGTTCACTTTATAGTGACGCTAAAAATTTTCAAAGAAGTATTCCTGAAGAAGTATTAGAAGACTACCAATTAATGAGGCAGAATTACTTTAAGATTAGACGGGGTGAGATAGAAGTTACTGAAACTGGATTGGGCGCTATAGATCTACAAGAAAATATAAAACGTATAGAAAAAGACTATAAAATGGTCAAAGACAAAGCCGAGTTAAATAGGCTTCGTGACAAGTCTATGTCTGTAAAAGGGATTTATGATGGAAAAACCGATCAAATATACATAAATGCAGCTACAGTCACTTCAAAAAAAGATGTACTAAAAACAGTTTTACATGAGTCTATAGGACACTTTGGCCTTAGATCCATTTTAGGTGCTGATTATAAAGCAACTATGGATAAATTGTATAAGACTGATCCTCAAATTAATATGGCAGCTAACAATTTAATGAAAGAGGAAAAGTTAACAAAAGAAGAAGCTGTAGAAGAACTAATAGCAGTGGCAGCAGAAAACGCTTTTGTAAATAGAACAACTGAAACTATAGAAGCTAAGGGGTTTGTAAACGCCCTTAAAAAATTATTACAAAGCGCTGTAAAAATAATACGCCAAAAAATGACAAGTCTAGGATTTCCTATCTTATCTAATCCAGAAGTTCAAACTTTAATAGATCAATCTGCAGGTTTCGTATTAAGAGGTAAAGTAAGGAAAGTAAGTGGAGAGTTTGTAGATGATACAACTTTTAGAGAAGAAGAGGTATTTGAAGACTTAACAGCCGAAGATGCTAAAAAAGCAAGAAAAGCTACAAAAGCAACAAGAATAATGTTTCGGGATGCTGTAGCCATGTCTAATAACATGGTAGTAGATAACTTTTTAAATATGAACGTGTCTAATTCTAAAGGGCCAACACCCGGCATCTTTGGAGATATGTCTAGCGCTAAGTTTGATATTAAAAGACCTTTCTTAAAGTTTGCAGTGCAAGTCGCATACAAAGGAGCTTCTATAGAGAAAAAAGCAAGAGAGGCATACAACAATAAAGTTAGAGATTATTTAGGGAATATACGTCCAGATATCTTGATGCTGTCTACCGAACACGCAGACACATTAGCAGTTGCGGTGATGAGGTTAGGTAAATTAAATTTTAATAAGTTATCAGGGTTTGAAGCTGTTGAAGGAGACGCATCTCTGGCAGGTGTATTTGATAAGATAGCTACACTAGGAGAAAAAATAGGCGATCCTGAAAAAGCTATGCAGTTAGTTAATGATGCTTTAATTATAAAAAGAGCAAAAGATGTAAAAGGCAAAGATATAATTCCTGATAAATTCTTGCCAACCAAAGAACAAATAGAAGCAGGTGAAAAAATATTTAAACTATATGGAAGAGAAATTGATTCCATACATAATGAGTTCACTACTTTTAAAAATGGTTTAATAGACAATATGGTAGAGTCAGGTAGATTAGATCCAGAAATAGCGGAGAAATGGAAACTAGCGGCAGGTTACGTTCCGTGGAATAGAATAAAAGATAATGAAATAGAAGTATTTAAACAAGATCCACGAAGATTTTTTAAGGGTTTAGCTACTAGAGAAATAGGTAAATTCAAAGGTAGTAAAGATACCATAAATAATGTTTTTGATAATATGGTTGGTCTATCTTTTTGGATGGTTAAGAGTTCTATGCGTAATCATGCAGGTCTAGCGATAGTAGATAGTTGGGTTAAAAATAATTTAGGGGCAAAAAAACTACCCGGCAAACCTGATATAGATCGTGACAATGTGGTAACTGTATTTAGAAATGGTAAGCCAGAATACTATGAATTTGATGATATTTTAGACGTGTATGCGTTTAAAGGTTTAGAGACTATGAGTGGTCCTATCATAGACGTAATGACAGCATTTTCTGATTTGTTAAGAAAGGGTGTGACTGCTACACCACAATTTGCTATAAGTCAGTTGTTTCAAGATAGCTATCGAGCTATGACTTTATCAGGCACGGATAAACCTTTTAAAACAGCAACTAGAGTTATAAATCCACTTAGTTATGCAAATGTTAGATTCGGTAACGATAAAGTTATAAATGAATTAAAAAGATATGGGATAGTAGGTTCTTTTGACTTTACGCCGGGAAGAGCAGGAGAAGAGATAAGAGAGCAATTTGGTCTTTCTCAAAAAAATAAATTATCTAAATTCTTTGACTTCTTTGAAAAATTCTCTATTGCTTCTGATGCAAACTTAAGAAAAGCTGTATTTTTACAAACTTTAGAAGAAACGAAATCAGAACAATTTCCAAATGGTGACTTATTAAAAGCTAGATATGCAGCACAAGAAATTATTAACTTTAAGAGACAAGGCGCTAACAAATATGTAGGTGTGTTAAGACAAATTGTTCCGTTTATGAACGCATACATTCAAGGTATGAGTGTTTATATTAGAACTATGCAAGGACAAGGTGTTAGCCAACAAGAAAAAGCTGTAGCGCAAAGATTGTTTTTAAAGGCAGGTTATAAACTGGCGACACTTAGCACCATTTACGCATTTCTTGTTGCAGAAGATGAAGAGTATCAACAACAAAATGAATATGTAAAAGATAAAAACTTTATAATACCCGGCACAGGTGTTAAGTTACCTGTCGCTCCAGAAATAGGTTTGTTATTTAAAGTCATCCCAGAACGCACAATTAACTATGTTATTAGTCAAGGTACGGCTAGACCAGAAGACGCTCAAACATTTAGAGAAAATATACAACAAGCCGCTTTTGATGCGTTAACTGGACCGAACTTAACCCCGCAGTTTTTTAAACCTCTTGCGGAAGTGTATCTAAACTATTCTTTCTTTAGGGATGGTCCTATTGTGCCAACAGGTTTAAGAGATGTGGCTAATGAAAAACAATTTACTTCTTCAACTTCTGAATTAGCAAAAATGTTTGGAGAACTTACTGGCGCAAGTCCTATACAAATGGAGTATTTATTTAGAGGAATGACAGGTATATTTGGTGGCACATTATTAGATTTAACAAACGTGATTAGTTCTAGGGTCATGGGTCGTAAAGAGTATAATTTGTATGAGTTGCCGGGATTTAAAACATTTATGTATGATAAAATTCCTTCTGGTGATAAAACAGAATATTACAAATTTAGAGATGAAGTGGGGAGAGTAGTAGATACGGTAAATTTACTTTATAACCGTGGAGATTTAGAAGGTATTAAAAAATACCTAGACGAAGATGACAACGCACAACTTTATGTTTTACAGTCATCTATAAATAATGTTAACAAACAACTTAGTGAAACAAGAGCCATAAAACGTCTTATAAATGAAGATAAATCAATATCATCAACAGAAAAAACTAGGTTAATAAATGAGTTAGATATGTTAGATATATACTTAGTAAAAAACTTAGGACTCACTGGTGAAGAGCAGATATACAAATATAACATACCGTACATAAAGAAAAACATATTGGGTAGATAAAAAAACCCCCAGTAAAGTGTCCGCTCTCTACCGGGGGGAAAGATGCCTTTCTAATTTTCGGTGAAGGAGAGCCAAAAACCTAGAAAGGACTTTCATACTTACTTATAATAGTACAGATTTTACCACTCTATTCTCCAACATCGCAACCCATACCTATTTTTATCTACAACTTGTTTGCATATGACGTTATATTTACGCCTATATGCCTCTGCTAAAACATATTCTTGAACTGGTTTTACATCCAAACAGGGTATGAAAACTGACGTGCCAACCTTAAAATCATTCCAAGATATCCTCACTGGAAGACCCATTATCCGTATCATTTGTAAATCCTTCTATATCAAAACTATCTAGTTTCTTAGTATTAAATTCAAGACATCTAACACTATTTGATGCACTAGACAATGATGTACCTGCCAGTAATCTTTTCTTTTTAATCCCTATGTAAGACCCACTTTTCTTATAATCTAGTAAAGAGTCCTCAAAACTCACGTAATTTCTACTACAATACTGCTGATACATACTTTTAGATACATATAATCTGTTCTCATCTTTCTCTAATCTAGCCACACAAGAAGTTCTGGGTTCTTTTATTGCGCCCATCTCTAACCCTGTTACCTTATCTTTGCTAACATTGACCACTGTAATACCCAATGGGTGCGAGTTTAGGAACGCCCCTAGTATCTCTCCATATTCTGTTAAAGAATCTTTGTTACTCTTTCTGCTATGGTTGATTAAGTTAACGCAGTAATCAAGAACAGGTTTTATAGGTATATCATGTAGTCCTAAGTCTTTTGCTATCATTCCACCTGTCAGTGCGACTGCCGCACCTGCCGACCAAAACCGTTCTGTATTTTTTATATTAGCGGCTCTGTCCATCATCTGATTTACTTCGTTTAACTTAGCAATCACATCTGGTAGATTGTTCACACAATGGTATATGTATGGTTTTATTGCGTGTCCGTAGTGCTTACTTATTCTGCCAAAATGAGCTTTTGACCATGTTGGGTCACTAAATTTATCTACTGGCAACTTATCTTCCAGTATACGCATCAATTCGGCGTCGGGAAAAGCTTTAATAGATAGCAGTTTGTCTCGTATTCTGGTATTGGAAGTAGATACCACAGGAATAGACCACGTTGTTTTGTTTAATCTTTCTCTATTTGCTTTAGCATCCATTCTGTTTTTACCACGACCTGATGTAATGTCGTAGATAAGATTGCTCATCATCTTTGGTTCCATGTTTGTTATTTCATCAATAGTCGGTGTTAGACTTTGCATAGAACCTAGTCTTTGCATCCTAGAATTGTGTGTATCATCCCACTTCAAAACTAATGCTTTTGGGTTTCCGTAAATACTATTTAGCAAATGTAATACTGAAGATTTACCTGCTCCACTTCCCGGAGATATTAAGTTATATAACAATCCATCTAACATACCGTCTCCCACAAACTTCATGAGAGGACCACCAAAACCTAGAAAAAATGCAAAAGCTTTACCGATTCTATCTTCGTGTGCATAAGCATTTATAATGTCTTTCCATGTGTGAAAGTCTCCTTTTTCATGAAACATGGGTGTTAGTATCAGTGTGGGTATCGTTGGGGGACTGTAAGATGGCTCTGCTTGTCCAACTTTTATTTCTTTATCGCCATATACAAATACACTATCTTCTTCATGCCACCCAAACTGTCGCCTAGCTACTTCTGCTTTCTTTTCATTTTGTAGTTTTTCTACTGATTTGTTTACATATTGCATAAGATAATCCTGTCTTTTTCCTAACGCTGTTACACCATGAAATGACACCGCCGCTAAAAATTTATCTTTAGCTAACGTAGAACTTAGAGGAACTATAAACTCTCTTACTCCATCTTTAGGTAAATGTAACCTAATTAAAATACTTTCGCCATCCTCTGGGTCATGTATTCTCTTTACTACGTACAAGTCATAAGGATAAACACATACGTTTTCAGGCGGTTCTTCTTCACTCTTTTTAATTTCTATATATACTCCACCTGCAGGGGGTCTATTAAATCCACGTGGAGGAATAGGGATCTCATATGTTTGTTCTTTTTCTTCAACTACATAATCTTCTTCCTCTGATTTTATAAACTCTTTACCCAACACAGCAGGAGACGTTATCCTGTGTTCACATCCTTCACATACTGCCGGGTTCAAAGTTTTAAATGTATCACATTTATATGGTCCTTTAGTTTTTGATGCTTTATCAAACGCTTCTCTCTCGTCGTATTCAAGATGTTTACTAGACATCACACGAACACCTTTTTCTCTATCAGTGCAAATATTAGCTATAGACAAAACACCTCTCCACAACGGTTCTTCTATAGATTCTTGATTTTCATATGCGTGTTTTATTTGAGCGCAACCAGTGCCTTCAATTGACTTTTTAAATATTTTTTTAAAACTAGTTTCATAATTACCTTGTAATTTTTTAGTAAGTGGATCTGTATAATCTCTAAAATTTTTCTTTCGTAATTCGTCAAATAACGATGTTGACCCATATTGACTTACTACATTTTCTATTTGTTCTAACTCTATAGGCTCACCTTTATTACGAACAACCACTGGTTTTGGTTCATCACCCTTAAAATTAAACGTATCTGGCACACGCAAAATCCTAGCATTATCGGCTGTTACATTTGCATCAGCAGAAAACTTTTTATCTGCACATAAAGCTTTTAAACTCTCAGCAATTGGTTTCCACGTCTCCTTTGGTATAGGCGCAGTTAAAACCCAATAAACGTGTATGCCGTTACCAGAATCCACTAATAAAGATGGTTTAGGTAGCCCTGCCTCTTTACGAAAAGACTTGAAAGATTTTAAACCATCGGACTTTGTTTCGTAATCTTTATTAGGTCCGCAGTCTATATCCATAAAAAAACATTTAAGTTCTTTAGAGTTTTCCTGTGACCTACTACTATCGTCAGTAAATGACGCTAAAGCGACATACGCATCGCTCTTTCTTTCAACTATTCCTTCTGTATCTTTAACTAATTCATCAACAGTTCTATAAAACCTATCCTTATTGTTTTTTCTTTTTATATCTGTAGAACAATAGAAACCGTTAGTCGGTAATACAAAAGAAAGAAACTCTTTCTTTGTAAGCATAATAATCCCCTAGGTCAGGGGGAGTTACCCCCCTAATTTTTTAATTTAGCAACTAACTTTTCTACCTGTTTAATGTGTGGGTCTTGAATTGTAGTAATGCCTTTAAACCAATTATAGACCGTCATGCGAGTAACACTAAGATACTCAGCCACATCATTTACAGGTATATCGTTTTTTACACAAATTAAACCTAGTTTTACACCTAACAAATTTGAGTCAGCTTCATTGACTGCGTTAACAAATTGTATAGAGTAACCTTTTGACATATATTACTCCTCGTCGTCGTCCCATTCATCAATGACTTTCTCTACATCAACTTTAGATGGAGTCTCTTTTTCCTTTTTAGTAGTGACCTTTTTTGGCTCCTCTACTTTTTTAGCTGATGTAACTTCAAGAACATCTTTGTTTGCAGTAGCGCCATTTAACTTGTTTTTACCACCTGATTGGCCCTCAACCCAATCGTTATAAGACTTAATCCATTCAGCTATATCGTTAAACAGGTCTTGGTCGTCTGTTGTTAATTCTATTGGGTCGCCAGACTCTATTTTCACATCATCAGGTAAATAAAATTCAATACCACTTTGCCCTGATTCTTTTCTAGTTCCTAAACTAATTTTGCATTGAGGTAAAAGTAAATTTTTTGATATCATATCAGCAACAGGTACGCCCATAATTTTGAAAGCATCTTTGTTTTTAACCTCCCAGACAAAAGGTATGGGTTTATCTACCGAACCATCTTTTATTACATTACCATTTTCATCCAAAGCACCTGCAAAATTAGCCTCACCAAAAAGAACTCTCACTCTTTTAGTCGCTCTCATGATGTCCTTTGTTTCTTGCGGTAAACTATCGAAGTCTTCAACATATTTACTAGGTCTACCACAATTTACTGTACCGTCAGTATCTTTTAGATCAGATTTCAAATCTAAACCCATGACCGACTTAACGTAATAACCAGAATCTTCGCCTTCAGGCACATATCTTTCGTACATAAATCTTTGGCAAAATAACCTTATTACTATGCCGTCAGAATCATATATCTTAGAACCATCAGTATCTAGTCTTTCTAAACAAAAAGAACCTGCATCTACGACTTCGACTTTTCTTTTTTTACCTTTTATCTCTTCTTCACCCATTATTGGCTTATGTATAATTTTTAGCCTAGGCAAAGTGCTACTTTGAGTCTTTGTATTAGCATCTTGGGTCATACCCATAGCTTCTGCTAAAGCGTTAAAATCGTTACCACCTACCAGTTTTATGTTTGACATATAGTTTCTCCTTTTTAAATGTCAGCGATCATACCCATCGCACGAGCCACGTTAATAAAGTTTTCTTTAGACGTTATATCTAAATTATTTTCATCAACATGAGTTTCAAAAGACACATCTATGGCTTCTTTTGTAGCTATAGACTCTGATTGTTTCAAGGCTTTCTTAAATTCATCATCGTCTAGTATTTTAGTTGGTTGAAAAGTTATGCGTGAACCAAAAGAATCTTTGTGTAAACACATCTCTGTAACAACAGATGTTATAGGCGCTCCATTATTAGCTAGTTTTTTACAATATGCTTGTAAAGGCCACTTTTTCAATTCCCCTTCACCAAATATAGATTTAGACGGTATATTTAACGCATACACGTTGCCCTCTATATCACCTGCTAAAACAACCGCTATGCGTTGTTGAAATTTACAAGCTTTAGACGACCCTGCGCCTGACCCCTTTATATTTTTATCACAACCAATGCAAGTTAAACTTTGTGCATTTTGCACAGAAGGATGAGGTTTAGTGCCATCCACAGAGTAACAATCAGGCTTTCTCTGGTCACTTTGATTATAATCAGACGTATAGTAAATACGTGATATATGTTCAGTAGCACCTACTATAACTACATTTAGAGTCTTATCTTCAGACCGACTAATCTCTTTACCGTTAAAGATTAAACTCCAAACATTGTCTTTGATACTTATTCTTTTCATTAAGTTTTCCTACGAACAGTTATTGCGTAACGACTGTCTACGTTAAGTCCCGGAGGTAGCTTGTCTGGGTTTTCTTGTAGGAATGTACTCATGTTTGATTGTGCTATGCGTTTTTCCAGTAACTCTAAGACATTGTTGTCCTTTATAAACTGGTACATAGATTCCCAATCAACAGTGTGATATCTCTTGGTTACACGTCTAGTTACTGTACCAAAATCGGTGCGTAAACTTTCAGCGCCTGTTTCTCTACAAACTTCAAGAAGTTCGTTTTCTATTACACGCATACCATCTTTTATGCGTTCGTCTTCTTTCTCAAATGCGGTTTTGAGTTCAGAACGTCTGTCTCTCATTTTTATATAAATCTTGACTAACTTATCTACTTTCATCTGGCTCTCCTTTTAAAACACGTTCGTAAATATTACAGTAGCATTTTTACAATGTCAATCCTCCTCCAAAATATTTTTATATAAATCTACAAGTTTATTGTGAACATCTATTTTCGACTGAAGCATTTTGTACATTTTCTTTTCTGCATGAGACCCTTGTAAGTGTACGACAGTGCATGGATTGCTTTGACCTGCCCTGTGTACTCTTGCATTTGCTTGTAAATACGTTTCCACAGACATGACAGCCGACCAATACACCACCACATTTGCGGCATGAAGTGTCACGCCATGCGATGCGGCTTGCGGTTGTATGACTAAAACTCTAGGGTCTTTTGTTGTTTGAAACTTGTTGAATATTTCTGTTCTGTTGTTTACCGTAACTCCACCGTGTATTACATCACACGTATACTTATTTTTGAGTAAGTAATCTTCTATTAAATTTATAGCATGGCGATAAGGTGCAAATACAATAACTTTGTGGCTTGCCTCATCTATAACTTCGGTTAACACTTGTAATCTATTAGATACATCAAACTCTACCGTATCTCCATTATCCGTATATACTGCACCGCAAGATAATTGTAAGAGTTTGTTTAAGTTTGCAGCGGCATTAACAGAAGTTATTTCTTCTCCTGCTGCAATAGTCATCATATCTTTTCTCATGCGTTCATAATATTTAGACTGTTGTTTTGTAAGAGGAATTTGTCTAGTTGTGTAAGTCATGTCTGGTAAGTCCAAACAATCTTCTTTTGTGAAACGTATTGCAGGTTGTAGTGCTTTGTGAACTACGTCTTCTGCTTTTTCTTTTGGTAGCCATATAAACTGAGATACTTTATACATGACAAGATCTTTGAACGTACCGAAATACTTAGGCACATTAGCGGGATTTATAATCCTAGCCAGACCATACGCATCTGTAGGCGATTGCGATGCAGGTGTGCCTGTCAGCATCCATACCCACGTGTGCGGTTTTATTATTGAGTTTAGTATCTTCCATCTCTTTGTAGTAACCGTTTTGTATGCGTTTGCTTCGTCTACCACTACAAGGTCAAACTCATTGTTGTTTACTGCATCTCGTATAATCTGCAATCCATCATAGTTACATATAACAAATTCAGCATCAGAGTTTACAACTTCTATTCTTTTTTCTCGTGAATAGCTATGGGCTATCGCCACCGACCTGTGAATAGCAAATTTAAATAAGTCCCCACCCCACGCAGACTGCATGATAGATAGAGGACATAACACTAAAACTCTTTTAATAAACCCTAGTTTCATTAAATAATCAGCCGCCCATATTACACTAGCTGTTTTACCCGTGCCTTGCTCGTTAAAAACAAACGCACGACGATTTAATGTTAGGAATGAAGATGTTTCTTTTTGATGCTCAAACGGTTTGAATTTACCGCCCCACTTGTAGTTTCTACATATCGGACTAGGGACATTTTTTATCTTTAGATTTTTTAAAACTTGTGCTTCTTCTAAACCCCAATTTACTAATACTTCGTTAGAAGAAAGTGATTTACTTTTTGGTATAACTTCTGTGATTTTGTTTGGCTGACGTACTTTCAGTAACAAAGCCTTGTTGTCTATAATCTCCATAACGCTCTCCTTTAAATACTCGTATAGACCAAAGTAACATTTTTACTTAGTCAGAGAACATTATACTTTTTTCTTTTTATAATTGCGAGATCTATTTTTCTTTTTTGACTCTACCTTGTATCCGTCTTTGTTTGTGCCACCTTTACTTAACGGTTTCTTGTGAGATATATCTTTACCTTCACGTTTGTCTGCTTTACCATTTTTATTTTTGTCAGGATATTTTTTATCCATCGCACGTCTAGCACGTTGACGTTCCATGCGGTCTTTATGTTCACCACGTGCTTTTTGTTTTTTATATTCTTTCTTATAAGGTCTAGGTTTGTTTACGTATGGCATTTTAATCTGCTCTCCCATTGTGAGGACAACTTAATACAGCGCAATAATTTTTACAAGTAAAGTTTGGTTTAGCGTTCCACGTATCTGATTTAAAAGAGTCTTCTAAATTGTTTGTATTATCAAACCAGTATGACCAACTCTCTTCTTGGTCTTCTGCCTTGTAGTTAGCTTTTATAAAATCTTTAGATATGACAAATAATAAACCTGCTTTTACTTTCTTTATTTTAGGGAAATGTTTAAAGATTGCCAAGGATAATATTTCTAACTGCTTTACATCCGCATATTTACTGCTTTTTCCTGTCTTATAATCAATAAGATACGCTTTATCGTCTCCCAAAACTATCAAGTCTGCAATACCTCTCCACCACACATCTTTACCAAAAAACCCACAAGGTTCTAAGTCTCTAGTTAACCCCATACGATATTCGCACAGTCTATCTCCTTGTAGTTCTTTTAATTTAGACAACATACCACTCAAGTAATCTAGTTCTTTTGGTAGTGATACGTTTTCTTTTAGATGATCTTCAGCTACCTTGTGTACTCTATTACCAAATGTAAGTGCTTCTGTCTGTGGTTCTACAACATCTTTTGCAACTTTTAAATGATAATATTTTTTAGGACACATTTTGTACATACTCAATGCCGAGTATGACCACGAATACTTTTTAGGTGTCTCCATAACTTTTACCTGAACCTAGTTCACAATCGAGAGGTAGATCTTTGCACCAACTAGGGCGCCACTTCATACATTCTTCAACGTATGCTAATCCCTCATCTACCTCTTCTTCTTTTACTATACAAGCAACTGCATCGTGAACTGTTAATACAACCTTATATCTATTAGCTATTTTTGCCATTTGTTGAGCAACGACACATCGTGCCAAAGCCTGACATACGTTCTCTATAAGTTTACCACCATATATACTTGTTGTGGTGTCTCTGGTCTTATAAGAATATTGAGCTAGTCCTTTTTCATCTGTTGTGATATGAAGTCCTTTGTATCTTTGCCATAGTTTATTCGGTAATTGAAATCCTTCTTCGGTTGAGTCAAATAGTAATGCGCCCTTTCTACCTAAAATGTTTCCTGTTCTATCCAAGATACTTTGTAAACACCTGTCAGCTTGTCTCCACAACTCTGATATTTTGTTATATTTGGATCTGTAAACGTCTACTATATACTTACACTC